TATAGGCATCCGCCGACGCCTTCAGCTGCGACTCGGTGAACTCGATCACCTTGCCGTTCGTTGCGGTGTGCCGGCCGGGCTTGAAGATCTGCAGGGGGGCCATCAGTGCGCCACGATAGACCAGCGCAGAGTGTGGCGTTAGGTAACGGATGTTGACTAATCAGCGCGCCGCGCCGCCGTGGCCCTCCCACGCGCCGCGCACGACTTCCCCGATCGCATCGAGCGAGTCATCGCCCCACGCATCGGGCAGCCGGTCCTGCGGCAGGAACGGCCGCGCGGGGATGGTCACGCGCTTCACGAACACCGGCCGCCCCTCGACGAAGAAGCGCAACACTTTGCCTGCCTTCGCCTCGATCTTCGCGCCGAACTGATGCACCGGCGCGTAGAGCTTGTTGGTGCCGACCACCACCGAGTTGCCCTCGACCTGGTAGTCGATCGAGCCCATCAGGTGTCCCTTGTCGCGCAGCGGCTGGCCGCGCCGAGATTTCAATGGCGCCCAGGTCCGGCCCAGCGGATCGGTGGATGTCTGGAAGCCCATCTGGATCTTGCTCTTCAAGACGCGGCCCACCGCGTTGAGCGCCGGCGCTGGGCTCTCGCCGACCGCGATCAGCCGGTTCAGCGCGGAGACGACATCGCGGTCATCGATCTCGATGCGTGGGACCGTCATCCCGCCCTCCGGCGGGCGAGCGTCGTGTCCAGCCACTCGAGGAAGGCGGCGCGCAGCTCCTCGGGTGCGCCCTGCGCCTTCTCGCGCGCGAGGTTTTCCGCCTCGGCGGCGCGGCTCTCGAACGTCCCGCCCGGCGCGTAGCCCCAGCCGGGATCGACGCCGACCGGCACTTTCACGATCTCCCCGGTGCGCGGGTTGGCCCAGTCGCGCATGGGCGAGGGCGGCGCTGTGTCCGGCCCGCTTTTTCCCAGCTTGACGAGATCCCGCGCGCCGAGCTGGATCACCGTGCAACGGCAGGACCAGCCGTTCGGCGGCGTGTGAGTCTTCCACCACGAATCGTTGGCGCGCAGCACCTTGCCGTGCCAGGCGCGGTGCTGCGGGCGCGTGCGCTCATCGAGCACCGCGCTGTACATCACGTACGGCGCGGTCGCCTCGTTCTCGCGGATGCGAGCCCAGTGGCCGGCCGAGTAGGCGGTGCGGAGGTTCGTGTCGTAGATGATCTGCAGCCGCCGGGGACTCCCGAGCAGGACCTCGCGCATCTCGCCGGTGGCGGGGTCCTTGAGCAAGCCCTCGCCCCACCAGCCGCGGCGCGCGAGCTCGGGCGCGAGCTCGTCCTGGAAGCGCTTGAACGTCCAGCCGTCCGAGATCGCCCGGTCGACGTAGCCCTTCACGTCCGAGAGCAGATCGAGGTCCATCATCTTGGCGACGGTGAACGCGCGGTCGTGCTCCTCGTGCAGCATGTCCTGCCACGCAAAAGAGGCTTGAAGCCCCTTCGCGCGAAAGAACTCGACTGCCTTCTCGGGGGCGAGATCGAAGCGGACGGCGCCGAGGGCCACGTTACGGCGTCCGGATCACGTCCTCGACGAGCCAGTCGAGATTGTGGAGGATCTTCCCGCCGGAGTCGGTGATGCGCACCCGAAACGACATCTTGGGCGCGAACAGCTCGGTCGCCGCGAATTGATATTCGACGACGCCCGCGGTCGGCGCGCCGACGATCGTCATCGTCTTCGTTACGAGGAGGTTCGCCGCATCCCGCCACAAGAGGTGCACGCTCGCGCCGGTCAAATCGATCACCACGTCGTCGCTGTCGTTCTTGCAGGTGACGCGGATCTTCGCTCCGGTGTCGCCTTGCGCGAGCTTATAGTCCATCGTGTCGGCTCCTCAGAACTTCACGTCCTTGTCGCGGAGCCGGGCGAACCCGCCTCTTTCGATGACCTCCCGGGCGAAGGCTCCGTCCCGCGCCAGCAGCGCCTGGAACAACGCCTCGCGCTCGACGATGTTGAAGATGAGATCGAGGGCGCCGAGGAACGGGGTGATCGCCAGCGCGATGTCGGTTTCCAACGCCTGCCCGATGCCCTTCGTTTTCAGATGGGCGAGGGCCTGCGCCAGATCAATCTCAAAGACCTGCCCGACCGCGCGCGTCTTCATCCGCACGATCGCCTGCGCCGTGTCGATCTCGAGGACCAGCCCGACGCCTTTGGTCTTCCGGCGGGCGACCGCCTGCGCGAGGTCGGTCTCCGCGGCCTGGCCGATGAGCCGGCGCTTGGGCGCCCAGGATACCGGCTGCGCGAGGTCGGTCTCCGTGACCTGCCCGAGGAGCCGGCGCTTCGGCGCCCACGCGATGGCCTGCGCGAGGTCGGTCTCCGCCGCTTGGCCGATAGCGCGGGTCTTCACCCGCCCGATCGCCTGCGACAGGTCGATCTCGAGGACGAGCCCGATGGCCTTCACCTTCGCGTGGCTGACGGCCTGGGCGACATCCGCCTCCGCCACCTGCCCCACCACGCGGATCTTCGGCGCCCATGCGACCGGCTGCGCGAGGTCGGTCTCGGCGGCCTGGTTGACCACCACCGTGCTGCCGCCCGCTTCGGTCACCGGTTGCGCGAGGTCGGTCTCCGCGGCCTGGCCGATCGCGAGCGTCTTGCGCGCGGTCAACGGCTGGCCGAGATCAGTCTCCGTCGCCTGCGCGATCGCCTTCGCCTTCGCATGCGCGAGCGCCTGCGCGAGATCTGTCTCCGTGACCTGGCCGAGCGCTATCGTCTTGCGGGCGCTCAGTGCTTGAGCGAGGTCGGTTTCCAGCGCCTGCGCCACGGCCGCGGTCTTGCGATGCGTCATCGCCTGCGCGAGATCAGTCTCCGTCGCCTGCGCAACCAGCCGCGCCTTCGGCGCCCAGGCGATCGGCTGGGCGAGATCGGTCTCGGTAACCTGTCCGATCGCAACCGTGATGCCGGTACTGCCAGCCGTCGGATCACGCAGCCAGACGTTTGCAGCGCCCGCGTCATCCGGGCGCGGCCACAGGAACACGTCGTAAAACAGTATCGTCAGCGTCGCCGGGTTCGAGGTGACCGAGCCCCCGGCGTTGGTGACGACGCAGCGGTAGCGGTCGCGCTGGTCTACGTTGGCGACAGCGGGGGTCGTGTAGGTGCTGGAGGTCGCCCCGCCGATGTCGTTGAACGTCTCGCTGCCGGCCTCGGCCTTCTGCCACTGGTAGGTAATGGCCATCAGGGCTCCGTGGCGGAAACGCTGAAGCTCGCCGTGGAGCCGATGAGCCTGGCTTGGTCGCTTGGGTGCTGGGTGATCGTGGGCCCGGCCGCCGCCGCGTTGATGTTGAAGCCCCGCATACCCCATCCCTCAGCGCCGGCGGGCGTCTCATTCCAATCCATCGCATCGGCAGCCCCATCATCTTTAGTGCTGATTCCCATTGCGCCGAGCTGCCCGCTGATGCTCTCCACCTCAACGCGGCTCGTCTCTCCGCTACCAACGGTAATACCGCTGTTGAACGATAGCCCGAACATCCCGGCGACTCTCACATCCCCGGTGTCCCCAGCAGTCACGGCATGCGAAGGCGCGCTGCCGACACCCGACGATACTGTGGGAGGCGTATCGCGCGGAGTGGTCTGATCGACTCCTGAAAACGCGACTGCGCCGACACAGATAATAGAATCCGCTGCGTCTATCGTGTAAGTGACAAGCGCACCCGTTGTTGAAGGTGCAATATCCCCAGCGGAAGCAAGCCTGCTATTTGCCGTGTAAGCATCATTGGTGATCTGCGTCTGAGTTACAGCGCCAAAAACAATAGAGGTATAGTTCGCGACAGGCCCTGAATGATTGCCACCGAAGGCAACTAAATACCTGTTCAGTCCCGCTGGTGTTAAATTTCCGCTGGTGGATACACTGGAGGCCGCTGCTGCTCCGCCACCCGCGGTGCTTTCAACGGCGATAGATTGGTGCAGGTCACGCGAGATGATCGGCGGCAGCGCGCGATCATCCACATCTATCTCGACCTTGGTCGAAAGAGCTTCTCGAACATCGAGCGCAACTTGGATGCGCCTGTTAGGAAGTCCAACACCAGGAAGCACCCCAAGGAATGTTGTTTCGAGAATCGGGGCGCCAAGTCGATTAAACTTGTGCCCGCCGGTTGTTCCAACGTGCCCCCAGGGAAACCACGTCAGCCCATCATCGAGGGAAACGAAGAAGTAGGCCCGCAGCACCTCGGTATCCAGGCCGCCGACGAGACATTGGACCTTGTCGTTGTCGAAGGCGTGAGGATCGGACAGGCCACCCGGCCCACGGTCAGGCCATGCTGTTTCCAGAAGTAGCGGGTCTGGACGCTCAATCCGAGCGGTGAAAAATGTTTGATCGACGGGAATGGGTATCCCCGCCGCACTAGATAGATATTTCCCCGGCAAGCGAGGCTGTAAATCTATGGGCGTCGCCAAGCGTGTCACAGGGCAAACTCTTTTTTGTAGATCATTGCCGCCTGCCCCCGCGCCGTTAGCACGTCCACATCCAGCTCATGCCGCTTTGAATGCGCGGTGCGCCACGCTACAGCTCCACCCCAACCAGTGTGTTGACCGTGGTGCCGGCGAGATCGGGCGCGTCCGCCTTGAAGGCCACCATGAACGTCACGCCTGCTGCGCGACCAGTGTGTTGACCGAAGTCCCCGCGCGGTCGGGCGATCCGGCCAGATACTCCACGAGAAAGAACGGCCCGCCCTTCATCATCGACACGGACCACACGCCGTTCGCGTCCGAAACGGTCTCGGCGACGAGAGACTTATCCTCGGTGCGGAAGATCAGCACCTGGCACAAACCGAGGACCGCTCCGGTCGAGTCCTTGCTCACGCCGGAGAGCACCATGTTGAGGCTCGCCTGCACGCGGTCGTAGACGCGGCGATCGGTGAGCGGCGTGTTCGCCGGGTTCACGATGGCGGTGTCCGTCACCGCCGCATACTGCGTGCCGAGCCGGGGCAAATTCGCGCGCGACTTCGGGGTTGGAATGCCGGGATGAAAGAGATCGTCGTTAAACTTGACGCCCGGTCGTCCCAGATTCGGCGCAGGCACCACAAAAAACGTCTTGCGATATAGCGCCGCCAGATCCTGGAAAATGTTGCCGCGCGGTGAGCCTGGGAAAGCGATAGGCATCAGCCCCCTCCCATCAGCACCCGATCGAACGGGCGCAATTCCGGCGCCTTCTCGTCGTTGTAGCGCTCGATCACGTCCCGGGCGTCCGCGAGCATCTGGTAGCACAGCCAGCGGTTGGGAAGAGGCGCTCCCACGTCCACCCGCCCGGTCATGTCCATGACGATGGTGATGGCCTTTACATCATCACGGAACGCCTCATCCCCCGTGCGCTCGATCACGGTTCGAGCGTCGCGGAGGATTTCGTAGCACAGCGCCTTGTGGCGCATGGGCGCCCCCACGTCCACCACGCCGGGTGCGCGGAGGAGAATTCCGATGCGGCAGGCTTCGGTCATGGCGATCTCAGTTCAAGACGTCCACTTGATAGTTGTGGACCGTCATCGAACCGGTCGCCACGGTCTGCGTGAAGAACACGTCCAGGATGGATGCCGCGGTGTTGTCCATGCCCGCACCCACCGCCGGCGCACCCGTCGGAACCAGCAGCGAACCGTTGCCGCCCACCGTGGGGAGCGGCGAGGCGATCACCGCTTCCGAGGTCCACTGTCCCCGTGGGAAGAACGTCGTGGTCGTGGTGATACCGACCGCCCGACAGACGAGCAGCGCCTCGAAGAACCACGGCACGTTGGTCTTCGCGACGATGTTCAGGTTCATCGCGCCGGTGTCGTAGACGATGGTCGTGCCCGCCGCCCCCATGCAGATGTCGTAGCGGGCCGTGCCGGGCGTCGTGACCGCGCACGAAATGCGGCCGTTCATCAGGAATTTGATGCCGCGCCCGATGTAGAAGAAGTTGTTCGGCAGCGCGACGCGGTTCGCCGTGGGAATGCAACTCGCCCGCGCCGCCGCCGTGAGCGCCGGACCGTCGGTTGCCGACAGAACGATGGTTTCTTGAGACATGTGGTTGCTCCAGTTGGTTAAGACGCTCGGTAGAACCCGGCGGCGGCCACCTGGGCAGTGATATCGCTGCCGTCCGGGGTCAAGGAAAAATCGTGCAGCGTCATCGGTTCGATGTTCGCATCGGTGCCGGCCGTGGTGTCGTTGTCGTAGTTCGTGACGAGGTCGCCGATCGCGCCCGTGCCATCGTTCGCGACCCCGGTCCAGGTCTGATCCGGAATGTCGAGATCGACCCGGTCGTTGGTGTCATCCGGGGCGAACGCGACGATATCGGCATCGGTCAGCGTCTTGCGGCCGTAGCCGGTGTTCGTTGCCTCGTTGGTCGTGCCGGAGACGAGATCCGAGAGCGTGTCCTTGTCTCGCAGCACCGCGTCGGTCTCGATGCCGGAGGCGGCGAGCAGCGCGATGATGATCGCCGAGTTCGCTGGATCGTTGATGTCGACGCGGCGATAAAGCTCCGCGACGCGCCCTTTCGCTACGTTGAATACGAGATCCGCCATTAGTGCGCCCTCCCTGTCCGCTTGAATCGAAACTTGGCGTGCGTCTTCTCGTCGAGCACGCACTCGTAGCTGTTGACCCGGCAGTAGCCGGAGAGATTGCCGGGATCGGGCGAGGGCGTGTTCGGATGCGCCTCGGCGACGTGCTTCATCCCGACCGTGACTTTGCCCTCCTGTCCCGGCACGAATTGATTCGCGTCCGGGATGCGCTCACCGCAGTGGCAGCAGTAGTAGCCCGGCCCGCGCTTCAGCGTGTAGGTGAGCGGTTCGGGCTTGACCTGGAGCACCACCTTTCCGGCCCCGATCGACATCCATCCCTCCACGAGCGCGGCCTCCACCAGGCCGGTCGAGAAGTTTTGCTCCGGGTTCGTGCCGGTGTGGCGCAGCTCGATGTGATCGAGCGGCGGGGGATTCAACAGCGCGCCTTCGGGCTTCTTCACATCCTTGAGCGCACCCGTCGCGCCGTCGCGCGCGTTGCGCACCGGCGCCCAGTTCTCGGGCAGTTTGAAGCAGCGTTTCAGCAGCATGTGGGTCTCCTTTACAGTCAGCGTTAGTCGTCGTGATCGGTGCGTCCAAGCAACTGCGCGGTGAAGCCGGCGCGCGTGAGCGCTTCCACGAGCGTCGCGGAGGGCGGAGTCTTCATGAGCTCGGCGAGCCGCTCGCGGAAGGTGACGAGATCTCCGCTACTTTCCGCGAACGCGACCAGCTCCTCGATCTTCGGGCCGATGACCCTCTCCCAGTCCGCGCCGAGCTCGCGCGCGGCGGCTTCCAGCAGCTCCTGGTCGGCGGTTGCCGCGGCCGCCGCCTCGGGCCTCTCCGCGAACTCGGCGGCGCGATTCAACGCCACCTCCCGCCCGCCTTGTGGCGCGGCTTTCTTGCGCCACGTACCCCCGTAGGTCTCGTTGATGTACTCGAGCGATGCGGGCTCGTAGCCCATGTTGTGCAAGCGCTCGTCCACCTGCGAGCGCTTGTCGAGATCCTCGCCCTCGTCGACCTGGCGCCACACGCGCGGGGTCTTCGCGCCGGGGAAGTTCCACTCGGTCAGCCAGCGCGCCGGGCCGCGATTGAAGGATTCGCACACGAGATCGGCATCGGCCTTCACCAGGTCCTGGCGCACTTCATGGGCGTTGTCCTCCCCGCCGAGTCGTCCGGGCGTGGCGTCGCTCGAGCCCGTGTGCCCGAGCACCACTTTCGAGATCGCCGCGTCCATGCGATCGCAGAGCTCCGTGTAGTCGGCCGTGCCCGAGCGCGCGGCCTCGATCAGCTCGATCGCCATGCCCTCGGGCATGATCACTCCGGCGTCGGTCGTGATCGCGCCGAGAGCGGCGAGGAGCTTCGCCTTCTCGGCGGCCGTCGCGTTCGGGGGGTACGTCCCCTTTGCGGTCGGCTGGCCGAACTTCTCCAGGAAGATGAGCCAGAACTTGATGTCGTTCCTCTTGAAGAACACCGGCCAGTAAAGCCAGTGCGCGAGCCCGAGGCCGTAGGGCTCGTCGTCGTGATCCGCCCCAGTCGCGAAATGCCAGAACTTGCGCTCGGGCAGAAGCTCGCCCGGCCGCATCTGCGCCATCGTCTGCAGCCTCAACTGCATCGCGCCGTCGTAGCCGAAGCGGCGGCGATCGCGGACCTTGATGTTCTCGATCGTGACGAAGCGCCCCTCGCGCCCCCACAGCATCTCGGCGACCGCGTAGCCGTAGAACGTCCCGTACAGCATGCCGGTCGTCACGTTGTCCCAGGTGATCGCCTGCAGCTGCTCCTTCAGGAAATCCGCCGCCGCCTTGTCCGCCGCGCTTTTGCCGCCGGCTTCCACCTCCCACGGCTTCGAGACGACGGCAAGCCGGCGCTGCCCGAAGGTCGCGGCGACCTGCCAGTCGCGCAACACCTCGCGGTAGATCTGGTAGTTGCCGGTGCCGCGCGCGCGCAGGATGTCGTCCTGGGGCGCGAGCAGCTCGAACGGCGAGACGAAGCCGCGCGTGATGTCGCGCCCGTCGAGCGTGGTGGCGACCTCGCGGAATTCGGGCTGCGCGAGTGCGGCCTCGGCAAAGCTCGCCGGCACGATCACCCCGCTCTCGTGTCTCACGTATTGGCTCATGTCCATCCCTGAAAGTCGTTCCCGCCCGCGACCGCGCCGAAGCCGACCTCTTCCAGCAGGCGGTGCGGGATCGCGCCCTCGTCGATCCCGATCCCCACGCGGCTCATCCCCAGCGCCTGGAACTCGATCGGCGAGCCCCCGCGCGTCATCGCCCGGTGCAGCATGAAGAGCGCGATCGCGGAATCCCCGTGGCGCGAGAGCTTCTCGCCGTCGGCCACCTGCGTCTTCGCTTTCGGCAGTTGCGCGATGCCGTGCACGACGCGCAGCGCCCGCAGGTCATCGCGCACCTGGCGGTCGCGCGGGATGTTGGTGAGCGTCCCGTCCTCCAGCGCCGCCTTGAAGCGCGGCATGTGCTCGAGGTAGATCTGGGGCGAGAGCTTCACCGCCTGGATGCGGCTCGCGCCGTAGCGGTCCTGCGCGTACTCCGCGAGCGCCGCGCCGTTGCCGGTCGCGTCCATGTCGCCGGCGCGAAAGCGCGGCAGCCGGTCCACGATGAAAAAGAGAATCTGCTCCTGCTGGCGGAACGGGCAATTCGAGAGCTCGACGTGGAGCCGCACGCGCTTCACCAGGTCGTCGCCTTCCTCAGCCACGTCGATCACCGTGAGATCGGACACGCGCCCGAAGTCCTCGCCGAAGTAGTGCGGCAGCCGTATGTCGAGCTCCTTCAGGTGCGGCGCGAGTTCCTCCTCGCACCACTGCGCGACCTCCGCGTAGCGCTCGTGCTCGGGCTTCAATCCGAACTCGGTCGTCCAGCGCACGCGCACGATCGGCGTTTCGGCGAACATGCGCGCTTCGATCAACGCGAGCGTCAAGAACGCGCCGCCGGATTGCGAGGGCACGACGTCCAACTCCTCCTCGGCGTCGTCGCCGTAGTAGGCGCGCACGTCGGCGACCCACTCCTTCTCGCCCTGGGCCGTCCACGTGAGGCCGCGCCGCAGGCACACGCGCTTGTAGAGTCCGGCCGCGACCGCCTTGTCGAACGTGATACGGTGGACGGTGCCCTTGCGTTTCCCCGCGCGCACTTCCTGGATCAGATCGTTGAAGGGGTTGTCCGCTCCGTTGTGGCTCGACAACACGCGTACGCGGTCGCCCCAGATGACCATCGCCATCGCGGCCTTCAGCAGTGCCTTCAGGTTCGCGTAGGCGGCCTCATCGATCACGATCACGCCCTGCTTGCCGCGCAGGTTGGTCGGGGGCGAGGAGAGCGCGACGATGCGCTTGCGCGAGCCGGGGAAGCGAATCGTGAACGACTGGATGTTTTTCGTGTTTCCCTGATCGTCGATGTCCTCGAAGATCCCGTCCTCGATCTCGGTCGCGGCGTGGTGGAAAACGCGCGCCCACATCGCGCACGCCTCGATGTACTCGATCGCCATGTCCTTCGTCGGCCCGATGTAGAACACGTTCGAGCCGTTCTCCGACGAGGCGATGAGCACGTCGTCGGAGGCTTCCGCCCAGGTGAGGCCGACGCGGCGTCCCTTTTCACCGAGCTTGAACGGCGACTCGTCTTTCACCCACGCCTGCTGATAGCTCATCAGCGCCGGCGGCGGCGCCGCGCGATCGGCCGCCCCCGTCTCCAGCCGCTGGAGCGGGTCGCCCGCCGCCAGCCGGGGGGTAGGGGGCGGCGCTTTCCGGGCTGGTCTGGGGCGGGGGGTCGCCATCGGGGCGGTTTAGGGCCTGCTAAAAGGGCCGTAGGGACGCCCTGGAACGCTCGGAGGGGCGAGGTGGCTACCCCCCCCTTGCCTCGGCATCCAGTACGTCAAAACCACGGGTTAAACCCCTGTTAAAAAATCAGCAAATCGATGTTTGGGGCCGTACCACCCGCCCATTCGGGGCTCTTTCGTGCCCAATCACCCCCTGCCAGGGGCGGACGGCATGAAGCGGGCAGCCGAAAATCCGGCAATCCCGCACCCGTTGCCGCGGCCCCGGATCGTCATTGCCGCCCACACAATCGAAGCAGGTCTCCCGGATGGTTCCGGCCACGCTCCGGTTGCGCGCCTCCCTGTATCGCCCTGCCGCGTCCGCCCGCAGCTCGGTAACTCCCGCTCCCGGGCATCCGGCGTTCTGCTCCACCCGGTTCATGTCGAGGTAGTACGCCTTGAGCGCGAGCGCCTTCGATTTCGGCTTGTCCCTCAGCCGCTCGAAAACCGTCTTCCGTGCCGCCGGCTTGATCCCTGCGGCGCGCAAAGCCTTCAGTTTGGCGTGCGCCTGCCTCAGTCCCTTTGTCATTGCGTTCATGCGACCTCCCGCTTCGGCCAATCCCACCAGCAGCTCCCGGCCGCGGCGACGCTCTTATGCGGCACCGACGTGCGCGATTGCGGTGGCGCGCAGTCAGGAAACACCGTCAGATTGAGCGCCGGAAATTCTCCGTCGCCCCAAACGTGATTGACGATCGCCGGGTGTTCGTGGCTGCCGTTGTGCAGCGCCTCGGCGTCCGGCTGACGGAAGATCACAATCCGTCCTTGACTCGGTTTCATGGTTTCCCTTTCCGTTCATCATTCATCATTCATCATTCATCATTGGCATCAGCTCGGGATGCCGAGTATCTCCCGTCGGATCTCCGCGACCGCGCCCTTCGAGAGCCCGCCCTTCTTCGCGATTCTCTCGATGCTCGCCGCCGCCGCCTTCGAGCGCTCGCGCACGTGCTCGCGGTATTTCCGGTGCGCCACGTTCGCGCGCGTGAATTCGGCGACCGCGCGCACCAGGCTCGCGATGTTGATGCGCTTCGGGTCCACGTTCATGTCGCGCAGGATCGAGAAGAGCTTCTCCTGAATGAGCCGCATCAGCGCCTCGTTCATCGCGCCGTCGTCGTCGGGCGAGGCGTTCACCACCGCGCGCGCCTGGTCGGTGGCGATCTTCAACGCCGCGAGCTTGTCCTCGAACTTCTGCCCGTAGCGGTGGAGCGAAGACTTGCCGATCTCGAAGCCCTGCTTCTTCAGCCACGCCGCCAGCGCCTCGTAGCCGGAGAAGCGGCCCTTCACCAGCCGCTCGTTGAGTTCGTCGAGAACCGCGTCGGGCAGCAGCGCGATCTTGGAGCGTTGCATCGATCATCCGATCGCGGCCTGGCCGCGCGCGAATCTCCCTTCCCTCTCAGGGGGAAGGGCGGGGATGGGGGTGGTTTCTCTCTTCATTCTTGCGTGATCTGCGGGCGGTCGATGCCCGGGTCGCACTCGGCGGTGTACTCCGCCACGTCGATGCCGGCGCGCGTGAGATGCACGAACCAGCGGTCGGTCGGGTCGCGCCTGATCTTCGCCAGGCCGCGCTCCTCCAGGTAGTCGAGATCGCGCCGGATCTCCCGGTGCGTGGCGTCGGGGTAGACCGACTGAACGATCGGCAGCAGCGCCTCGGTGTAGATGCCGACCGGCCGCGTCGCATTGACCGTGCTGATCAGGTACCAACGAATCGCGCCTTGGCGCGCGCGGGCCAGCATGCGTGGCGTCAGGGTCACGGTTTGACCGCTTTGAAAATCTCGACCAGCAGCATCACCGCAAAGGTGGCGACGGAAACGACCATCGCCCACATCGCCTTGCTGTCGTCCTTCGTCTCCCTGGCGCCGGACTTCTCGCCGGTCTGCGCGGAAAACTTTTTCTCCATGTCCAGGCGCACGGCGGCCAGGTCGCCAGCCTGCTTGTCGAACTCGGGCCGCGACACACTGAATCCGCTCTGCGCGGAAAACTTTTTCTCCATGTCCAGGCGCACGGCCGCCATCTCATTGGAGAGCTTGTCGAACTCTGGCCGCAGCACGGTCAACTTGGTGTACTCCTGAAACGTGGTGCGCCATTCGTTTTGCGCGACGTTGATCGCGGCCTGGGCTTTCTCCGCCTTGTCGGACGCCCGGTCCGACATCTCCCGGATGACGTCGTAGAGCTTCTCGGTGTCGGAGAACTTTTCAAGTAGCGATTTCTCCAGCGTCAGCCGGAACTGGCGCTCGGTCTCGAGGTCGCCATTGAAGCCCGCCTCCGCTTTGTCGGCGGACTCTTTTAGAAGCGCAAAACGCTCCTTCGCCCAATCGTAGAGATTGGGGCCGATGCGCTCGTGGTCGGTGCTCACCGCTCTCTTCGCTCCTTCATGTCCTGGCAATCCGTGCAACGGCTGCACCCGGGAACGGCCAGGCGCCGCGCCTCGGGAATCTCATCGCCGCAGTCCGCGCAGTGGAAGGCCGAGACGCCGCGCGGCGCGTGCCGTGCGACCTGGGCCAGCGCCAGCGCCCGGAATCCTTCCTCGGCCTCAACAGCGAAGTCAGCGACATCCACGCGCCTGTCCTGATGAGCGTCGCGGGGTCACGGCCGGTTGTAGCGCTCGCGGAGTTTGTCGTAGAACCGCTGCAGGCCTTCCACCTGCTGCGCGTTCGGCTCGCACACGTTCAGGCGGTTCCAGGCGCAGTTCTCGACGACGACGGTGCACTCGACCCCACCGCCTCCGGCGTCGGCGTCGGCCGCCACTGCTTTGGTTTCTGCTTCAGCGCCGGCGGCAGCTCGGGGAGCTGCGGGCTCTCCGACACCGTCGAGCAACCGCTGAGCAGCGCGAGACACAGGGCAGCGGGCAGGCTTCCGCGCCAGCTCGCGCCGCAATTTGTCGATCGTTTCATCGGCCTTCTCCCGTTGTTTGCGCTCGGCGGCGAGCGCCTCCGCCTCCGCCACGTTCGCGATTGCCGCGCCTGCGCGCTCGGTCGCGCGCGCCTTCGCGACGGCCTCCAACTGCGCCGTCAGCCAGCCGGCGCGCTCGTAGCGCATGCCGGCGTAGCCGGCGAACCCCGTCAGCGCCACCACGGCCGCGGCGGCCGCGGCGAGCAGCCAGGGCTTGAGCGAGATCGCGCCCGCGACCTTCGCGGCTGCTCCGGCGAGCCAGCCCATCAGACACCTGTTCCCAGCGGCGACGCGGCGGGCGCGCTCTGCTGCTGCGTGCGCGCCGTCGAATAAAATCCGATCATCACGGCCTGCAGCGCCGAAATGAAGCCGAGGATCGCGGCGATGATGGCGGCCACCTCGCCCCCGGGACGGGGGCTCGTCGCCGCGAAATCGATCGACCACAGCACCGTCTGCGTCGTGATCCAGATCATCCAGAAAAACGCGATGCGGCGCACGACCGCCCGCTCGTCGACGAAGTCGAGAAACGCGGTAACGATGACCTGCAGCCTGCTCATATCAGAGCCTCATGCCGGATGGGCGGGGGGACGGCGGCTGGAATATCTGCAGCGGCAGCACGACCACGGTGCGGTCATCGAAATAGAGCACGACGATGGTGTGATGCTGCACCGTATAGCAGCCCTCGAAGTGCCCGCGCTTCGGGTCGTGCCAGGTGGCGCGGTAGCACAGGTTTGCCACGGCTTCGAGCGCGCACGGCTCGTCGTAGAGCGTGACCGTGATCCCGT